TGGACTCAATGCCCAACAAAGCAGTGTTGTACCACCAGCCCAGTTCGGCAAGTAAATCACCAAACAAGTCAGGCTCAATGTGTCCATGCCAATGCGCTACCATCATTCCTGATGCGGCATCAATAATGTGGGCAGAACTGTAGTCTCCGTGGCTGAGTCCTTCAGCCACATCGGCTCCAATCACATAGGTTCCATCTAACTCAGGAAAACACCAAACAGACAACTCACCATCTTTGGCGTAACGGAACTCACCGTTACCATCAGAGTACAAATGGTAGTAGCCAACATCAGGGTCAACTGGTTGCATTTGGTTTAACAAATCTATGTCAAATACTGGGTTACCTGATTTGATAAACGCTTCTTCAGGGAAGCGTGGATATTCTTGGTGCATCTGCCAAGACTGCATGTTTCTTGACTTTGCTTCATACCAATCTTCATTGCGTTCACCGTCAGCGTCCCAAGGGAAGAAAATTCCTTTGAACTGGTTGGAACCAGTTTGCGAGCCAACCCATAACTGATGAAAAAAGTTGCCACTACCATTAGCAGTGGACAAACCAATAACACGACCACCGACATCCGCAATCGGTTCAATAGATGCCCACGCTTCCTCAGGATTGGGCAAAAACGCCCATTCGTCCACAATAACTAAATATACAGATTCACCACGAGCAGGGTCGTTCCCTGAAGGTAACGACTCAATAGCGGATTCGTTATCAAACATCATTTTAAGTTGATGGTCTGTTGTTTGTGCAGGTCCACGCTCTTTCATCCAATGAGGAAGAAATTTGTAACCATATTTACTTTTAGCCAACAACTTAACCGACTCACGCTCAGTACGAGACAACATAACAACAAAACGGTCAGGACGAAAAAACACTAACCAAAAAGCGTATGCAGAAGCCAAAGTAGAAAAACCAATCTGACGGGCTTTCAACACGATGCTGTAACGGTCAGACATCCATGCTTCCATAGTTGCCATTTGTGCGCCACGCAACTCAAACTTTATGCGACCCTTCTCAGGATGTTTAATAGACCAATAGTTTGAACAAAAATAGTTGAACGCTTCCAGTTGTTCTTCTAATGTTGCGTTTTCGGGTCCACGGCATAAACGCCATTCTTTTTCATTTAGTAACGCAGTTAAATCCACGGTTCTCCGCCCCAAGGCTGCCAGCCAGCATAATCATAAATAGCCATAAACGCTTTTGCGTTTATGGAAGGAATATAAAGTTCTGAACAATGTTTTAAAATACCTTGGTCTTGCAACCAACCCTTCTTAGAGAACTGTGACGGTTGACACCAATAGCCGTTGATTTGAAACAAACCATAAGACCCACCATTAGGGTCCGTAGGGTTATGTGCAACCTGACGGCATCGTGACTCACGCCACATAATATAATCCACCTGTTCAATCATTTTGCGATTGTCAGAAACACTACGAATAAGATGCTCCCGAGAATCACACCTCAAATCAAGTGGCTTCTTAGCGTGGACAACTGTCCCACCCAAAAATGAATAAACGAAAATAGCAACTATTAGTAGTTTCTTCATAGAACTCTATTCTAGACGGCAAAAGCCGCCCCTAGACAATAAGACTATTTAGATTGCAACCACAAAGTTACGGCTTCAGGAATATTGTCCCCTGCGACATAACGAATATGCCACGGCTCTTCAGGTAAAACTTCCCAAGACCAACCAAACTTTGCGATGTTGTTAAACATCCATTCCAATCTAGCACCATTCGCTCCAGCAACATCAACAGCAATACCCAACATGTGTTTAGAACATGTTTTGGCATCATCGTTTGGCGCAGCCAACGGTGCATTACCTTTCTTCAAAAACCATTTCTTACCATTATAGGTGCGTGTAGACGCACCCTCAATAGGTTCCTGCTGATAGCGTTGCAAGAACCCTGCTTTCTGTTGTGAAATACTGCGGAATAAATCTCCGAGCGAAGTTGGAGCCAACTTTACACCATCGGCTTTAGCGGCAGCAACCATAGCCTCCCAAGCGTCAGCAGCACACAACTCTAGGGAGCCGCCACCCACTACTTTGCGTAACATTGCAGGAAGTATATCACTGGGCTTTTTTCCCTTGATATGTTTGCAAGGTTTAACGGGTGTAATAAAGAGTTTCAAATTATTTAGAATACCTATTCATTTTTGCACCAGCAGATTTTTTAACAGCCTTTTTATATTTGCCAGCCCGACCCTTCATGTCTAGTTCGGCAATGTACTGTGTCCTGTAGTCACTGGGCATGCCCATTTTGTCCAAGACATTATTAGCCTTACGCTTCGCTTCGGTGTCACGACCAAAAATTTCAATAGCAGGTTTACGCTTACGAGCAGCCATTACTTAGGACGCTTTACTGTTTTTTTGGGAGCAGCCTTCTTAGCCGCCTTTTTAACGGGCTTTGCTGGCTTTGAAGTCAACGCCCTTCTTGCGTTTTTGTTGGTTGCCATACCTTGCTTGCGACCAATTTCAACTTCAGCGTTCCAAGCAGCATTGGACCTTTTGTTAAATTCTTTGCGTGGTGCATTACCAGTTTTCATTTCATTAAAAAATCGTTCATGGGGACCACTTGAATCACCATAAGTGCGAGCGACTTTATCCTGCTTCTTATAAAACATACTATCTTTATGAAGGGCAAGAGCATTATCTTTGGTTTTTGCAATACGATTTTTTCCAGTTGTGCTATCTTTCCAACTATTTAAACCAGTAGCCTTATTCTTTAACTTAGAATCAACTGCCTTGTCAAGACCCGTCTTTTCGTAACTTTTAGACCAGCCGATACCACGAGCGTAACGCTTAATGTTTTTTAATTCTGACTGAGAGAGTTGTTTCCCACCCTTGCTAATAATCCATTTACCCAAATCGTCAATTGGGGACTTTGGTTTACGCTTACTTGTAGCCATTACTTTACTTCAACCTTCTTGGCAGCACGCTTTGCTGCAATCTTCTTAGGAGTAGCACCAAACGCTGCATCAATCTCTTCCTTGGTCAGAACACCATCAATAGATGCTTTAGCCAGTCCTTCAGCAACCTTAAAAATAGAAACAGCACCAGCAATCAAAGCCGACTTCCAAACCTCTAGGTCAGGAGCAATAACGGCAGCACCAGTCACAACGCCCAAAGCGTTTGTCAAAAACAATGCAACAATGCGACCCGAAATATCTTTAACTTTTTCCATTACTTCTCCTTAACTAAAGCACCGACCATGTGAACAATCAGTGCAGCGATAGTAATTTGGATACCCAAATTACGAGTATTACCTGACAAGGTTATCAAAACCATGCCCGTTCCAGCCAAAGTCCAAGTAAGAGCATGGATTTCGGAAAGAAACTTATTCATAATAATAGCCTATTTGTTCCTTACAATTGGCGGCGTTGACCTGCAGCCACCATTGCTGTCCCTGCAGCAACCGCAATAAGGGTTCTACGGGTTCCAACAGGCACAGTGCTACCCAAAGGAACATACTCATCAAAACCCTCAGCAAAAATATTTATCTCCTGCTCAAACGCCTGACGAACTTCGGCTGGTGCATCCTGCACAGCCTCAACAATTGCCTCAATTTCCTGCGTGGACAACTCTGACACCACAATGGCATCAAACACTGCTACAGCCTGAGATTCCGATAGTGATTCAACGAACTGTGCATCTTGTGCTACAGCAACCGCTTCCTCTACAGTTATTGTTTCCACATTTTCTAGGACGGCTTCTAGTTCTTCGTCACTAAATATATCGGCAACTGTGTCCTCGGTCACAATCTCGTCAGGAACAGTATCCTCAAAGACAACATCCTCAGGTATAATTTCCTCAACAATCGTTTCATCAATTACCTCATCTATAATTTCAGGAAAATCAGGATATGTTTCCACAGTTATTTCTTCAACTGGCTCTGTCACTACTGGAATGGGTTCCGTATCTTCTGTGGCTGGCTCTGCTATGGGTTCAGGCTCAACCACTGCAGGTGGTTGCGCTACTGGTGGGGCTTCGTATTCTGTGGTGGTTGTGGACTGCTCAACCGTCACGCTGGTCGTAGTCGTTGTTGTCGGCAATGTTGTTGTCGTTGAAGAACTCGTAGAGGTAGATGTCTCTACAGGGGCAATGCTCGTATCCACAACTGTTGTTTCGGGTACATCTAATGTAGTCGTTGTTTGAACAGTCGTAGTAGTCCATGATTCTCCATTCGCTATAAAAGCCTCATCGGGAACAATTTGCCAAGGTTCATCATCAATTTGCCAAGCCAACATCCAACAAGTCCCACCACCCGACTCGTAAAACCAGCCATCCAAACTTTGGATACCAGCATCCAAATCTAGAAACCCTGATTCCGTGGCAGAACAACCTTGGTCACCCCAAAAGCCAAACTCGTCCGTGCCAATCTTTATAGTACCACCATCATCAGAAGCCAACCAAAACTGGATAGTGTCATGCGCAGGAATAATAATAGAACCCGTGTAATGAACCATAAACATATCGTCAGGACAATCCTGAAACGGTTCACCATTAAAACTGCGGTTAATGTTGTTTTCTAGTTCCGAACCACAAGTTTCATAAACAGTATCCGATTTGGTTGGTGGTATATCGGTAACGATATACCCCGTAGCGTTTAAACCTTGGATTGGTTCAGCGTTTGTTACCGTGCTAAATAAGGCAAGGACAACGCTGGGTAGGAATATCAGCCAACGGGAATAGCGAGCCAAGAAAGCGACTCCTCATCCCAATAAAAGTCACCTTCGGGTTTTGGTGTTGGTGGTTGCCAATCATGGTTTGAATCCAAAGACCAAGAAGGAAACGGCTGTGGTGCAACAAACACATCTGCGGCTTCATCGTAGGTGTAGCCAATGCCTGCATACTGTTTGCGGATACTTCCGTTGTAGGAGGTTTGTACCCACTCACCACCAAATAGGTTATGACAAAACTCTTTACCTTTTTGTTCGTTTTCTACACCATCAACGAGTAGTTCGT